CAGCTCAGTTACAACAAGATATCCAATAACCGTCATAACTGCCCAAGTAGGTTTATCTAAAACTCTCATAACTACATCAACGACAGCAGCAGACAACGCATAAATTAAATAAACACCGATTTTCCCAAGGAAACGGTGTTTCATAACTTCACTTTTTATCTTTTTGGCAGCTCTGGCTTTTTTTATTCCTTTAATAGATTCTAGAATAGTCGGATTTTCAATACCACTATCTTTTAGATGCAGATAGGATATCGATACCCATTTGGTAAAACAATCAATAAATACTAAAAAAGCAAAGCTATAAAACAATATAGCGTGCTTATGCAAAATCATAGCCAACATTGCCGCTATTAAGGCTTTATATGACCAACCTTGTGCTAAAGTTTGAGCAGCTCCAATAGCCGCAAATTTAAAAGATTCCCAGTTCATTTTTGCCTCCTGTATAATGCTCCTTAAAGGAGAGTGATATTTTGAATACTAAAAAAAGAAAACGTATGAAGCTACCAAACGGCTTTGGTAGTGTTGTGCTACGAACTGACGGTAACCGCCGCCGCCCATGGTCTGTAAAAGTCACAATCAACGGCCGTCAAAAATCAATCGGTGACACTGCTACCGAGATTGAAGGACTTGCTTTACTCGCAGAGTATCATAAAAATCCGTCCCTTTTTGCACCAACGCTGATCACCTTTTCAGAGGTCTTTGAGTTGATGCGGGCTGAGCGATTTCCCAAATTGGCTAAAACTACACAGGTCAATTACCTTTCGGCATACAAGCACTGCAATAGATTGTATAGCAAGAAGTTTGCCGAGTTAAAAATTGGTGACCTGCAGGCCGTTATTCGTGATACACGTAACGCCGGCGCTCACTACGCTATGCAAAAGAAGGTTAGACAGGTATTACATCATATGTACACATATGCCGTAAAATATGAAATTATTGACCCTGCCGCCAACATTAGCCAATACATAGACATTGATCAGCACGTGGTTAAATACCCTAAAACACCTTTTAACACTCGACAGATAAACAGAGTAAAAAAACTCGGTGATAAATGGGCTATGACGGTGCTCATGATGATATACGCTGGTGTTCGTACGTCCGAACTGCTATCTGTCGTTAAAACAGACGTCAAACTGCGACAGCGATATTTTATCGTTCGAGAGTCAAAAACTGCTGCCGGTCGAAATCGTGCTGTGCCAATATCAAAAAAAACTATACCCTATTTTGAATTTTGGATGCAGCAGCCAGGTAAATATCTCATTACTACAGACGAAGGCAGTCAACTTACTTACCATCAATACCGAACACGCTTCGATTCTGTCATGGCCGCTAGTAGATGTAAGCATACGCCGCACGAATGCCGCCACACCTGTGCTACCATGCTAGATAATGCTGGCGCTAACGATACGGCGATCAAACGTATTCTCGGACATGCCAGTCAAGGAGTTACTAAGAGAGTTTATACCCATAAATCCCTCCATGAGCTAAAAAAGGCTATAGACCTCATTTGACAGCCTTGAGTGGTATTAACCCGGCACGAATTTACGCAACAAAAAAGCCTGTATCCCTTGGTTTATCAGGATCGCAGGCGGTTTGAATTCGGTATGATATTTTTGCATTTTATTATTACCTCATAAAGCTAGTATCCATGCGCTTTCAACCATTTTACCAAGATATTTTGACAAGATCTTCTTCTGTTTTTGCATTTTCCACACGATCCTCCAACTCATACAATTTTGCATAGACACTTTCTTGATATATACCAGCTTCAGATAATGCAGCTTCAAACATTTCCGGATTATGTACTGTAAACACTTTTTCGCTAAGATCATCTTTATTCACATAGACATTATAACGAGTAGTGCCTGTAATTTTAGCTCTGTTATATGATGCCATGAAGTCTACCTGGCTATCTTTATCTGTATCATACCCATAAACCTTACCATCCGTCTGTTCCACCCATACAGGTAAATATAAGTCTTTAATATATCCAAGTTTTATTTCATGTAGTTTCTGTTCCTTCAATTCTTCTAATGATGGTACATAAACATATTCTTTTGGCTCTCCCGCATTATTATCCCATCGATATTCTTTGCCGTCCGAAGCATTACCAGACATTTTTAGATATTGGTCATAATTGACTTCAGTAAATCCTTCTACTGAAGGCTCAAATATTTCATCTGTATAACCTACAACTTTTTCTACTTGTTTATACTGTCCTGTAGGTATTTTTGTTTCAGGCACACTTACGGCTTCCGCATTATCATTCACATCTCCATGAGCAGGAATAGTTAAAAAGATTTCTTCCCCCTGCTCATACTCAATTATGGGTTTTTTAGGTGTGATTTTAAGATTATGATCTTCTATCAGGGTATCAATTCTATTCCCTGCTTCGTCAAATTTCAAAAAAATTCTACAGTCTGCTATATTAGCTGGCATTTTTATTACTTCCTTTCAATTCAATTTTTATTTTGGTTAAACAGTGGGGATATTCAAATTCAACAGAAGTTACTTTCCCTATCGCTTTTAGAGAGTGTTATGCCGTTGTAAGTAATGCTCACAGCAATACCACTGGAAATACCGATCATTATCATCTCTTAAGTTGGACATCAACAGGAGCCACTTTTGGTTATTGGAACATGAGTTTCTACGGTACACTT